GGCGATTAGGTTCAGCTAGTTTCATGTCATAATCTAATACCTTCACACGCTCCAGTAGTGTATCTCTAATTTCAGAAGAGATCAACTCTCGCAAACTTTCTTCAAACACTGAAACAGTACCACAATTTAGAATTAAAGCCTCCCGACTCTCAGAATAAATCACAAAGTGATCAACAAACAAATCTATCTTATCCAACGGTCACAACCTCCAACTCAGTTTCAATCCAAACCTTAGCGCCACACGGTAGCGGGTTATCAGGGCAGTAGTAAACACTTACCAGTGGCTTACCTTCAGAGTCTACAACAGCGGCATGATTAGCCTTTCTATTTTGTTTGTAGTCCTTTACAGTAATCACTGGCAACTCAGCGCCTTTAGCATTAGCCTTGATGTTATGTTGATTGACATGGATTCTAGTTTTCATTATCAGTATCCTGAGAGAAAGATTTAAACATTTTATAAATAAACTGTAGATCCGAAAGGGCTATGTCGCAGTAGGTACAATCAATTAATTGAAATTTAATTCCAGACTCATCAAAAATCTCACAAGGGGTAGAGAATAAAGCACAACCATCATCAGAATCAAAATAAAGGACATGTAAATCGTCACCACCTAGAGCAGTATGTACACTAGACTCACTAAGATTAAACCGAAAATCACGGTAACCCTCTTCAGTAATACCAAACAAACTTTCAATTCTTCTATCCATATCAATCTTCCATTACCCGGAGTTATATTAAGTGAGCAGTTTTTCACCATGCTCAGGGTGTCAGGAGAGCCTATGCCGCTAGTGGGAACCTTGTAATTACTTGTTGAACCTTCTCAGATTTCTTTACTTGAGCAACTGGAATATCAATTTTATTCTTACGAGTGCCTACATGATGGCTTGACCAATCAGTCAAAGCATTGTAGACAGCCCAGTAAGTTTCACCCATTGCTCGCTTGTACCGCTCATTGTACTGAGTCCAAGCATAAACCAAAGAAGAATTATTATATGCTGTCGGCATGGTCATGATTGAATAAGTATCTTCACCCTCTTTTAGTTTACCAAGTGCAAACTTAGAGCCTGTCGCCTCTGCAATATAACTAAAGGCTTCCTTGCGACCCACTGATATTTTAGACCACTCAGCCCAGATCTCATTCTGAGTGTCAAGGACATCCATTATCTTATTCATTTGACTAGCGCCATGATCTACACTGAGCTTGTTAGTGTGTCGAGCCTTGTAGATTCCAGCGGTCTGCCCAAGAAATACTTGATGATTAGTACAAGCATTCTGCATGGCACCGACAGTAGCCTGATAAGGCCACACTGAATTGAATGAATTGATATGTAACATTTCAAGAATCGCAGTGTCGCCATCAGGTGTTACAATCTCATGGTTGGGTAGTTGATGTCTAATAAAACAAACTGCGCCACCGTCACCGACTTGGATGTTTTCCTTGATGTCTCGAAGGTTTAGATTACTACGCTCCAATACATTACGGGCGGTATCAATCATTCGGGTATGTGACACTGGCTTGTATCGCTCACCGTGTATCGCCAAAGCATCACCGGTATCTTCGCGGTAATATACATGCTTACCTTCAAGCTTGTTTATATTCCCAAAGTTACCCAAGCCTTCCGCCTTATATAATACTGGCGTAGAAGATACTTGAAAGTCTGCCTCACCGTAACCAGCGTCACGAAGATTGTTTACATCTGAAGAAGTATTATTAAAGAAAGAAACTACTGTGTTCATGCGAACTCCTGAAAATTAAATTACTTTGTCGTGATGACGGAGCCACCTTACCAGCCCCGTCAAAGTCTGTCAAGCCAGTAACGCAAGCGTGGAAGGATTCCCAAAGAAACTTGGCTTGCTCATCTCAGCCAGCCGATCAGTAATCTTTGAACCCTTCCTAAGTAATGTACCTACGCTACCGTCCTTGTCAAGAAACCTTAAGTCTGTGTAATCAAAGTCATTTAACTGCTTGATTTCATTATTGATTACAGCCTCAGTGGGCCTCTTAAACTCACCCTTACACTCTTTAGTGTTCAAGGGTAGTGCTACATTAAATCCTTTTGCAACGGCCTCCTTAGTTTTATTGATTAACTTTTTATTTAGAAATGATCCTGAGTATGTCAAGTGATAATTACTCAGAGTGTTTCTTTCAACCCTATGAAATACTTTGGTGTAATCATAGAACTGGATATTCGGAAGTGATGAAATAAGATCTGACCAATCCTCGTCGCTAGTACCATTGAGTCGGATACAGTAATTATCTGTTTCGTTCTTGAGTATTTCACTTCGCAATCTATCTTTAACACCATCGGGATCAAGTACATACTGTATTGTTCGACGGGTCATTGCATTTTGCGACAGTAACATCTGCAAACGACCAGACTTTTTACCTAAACAATCATCCTCACAGCCAGCAGGTTTAGCCCAAGGGCATAAAGTTCTAACTGAAACGGCATTAGAGGGTTGCAAGTACAGGATTCCTGTGGTATAATCAAATCTTTTAAGACCTTTAGAGATCTTTACAGAACTATTAAACCCCATAAGAGGTTGTTTAGTAGACATATAATATGTCTTATTAGATCTTAAAAGTTCTAAAGACTCTGACGTTATTAAATTACTCATGGGTATCAAGCCTCAAAACTAATTGTCCCGCATCAAACAAATCACATTCCTCACCATCAACAAACGATGGATACTTAACAACCGAATAGTATTCCTTATTAAATTCAATTGTTACATCTCTTGACATCTCATCCGCATCAAGGCTGTCAAGCCATATTTTTAACTGTTTGTAAGTCACTATATACTCCTAGTTAAATTACTTTTCGACCATCCACCCCTAGCAAAACACATATCCCCCGACCTGTCAAGTCAGTAACGTGAGCCTGTGTCTGATCGCACATGTCACACATATGAGTTTATCTTTTACTTTTACTAGCAGACCACTAGGTTTACTAGCCTTACACATTGAACACTGCAAATATATACTCCTGAGAGGCCCAGAATTCACTCCTAAGCCGTTTTAGTTTAATACTAGGGCAATCCCCTTAGTATTCCTTAGAACGCTTTAGACTCGCTCTAACGACGAAAGGGCACCGAAGCGCCCTTAAGTTTAACTATTTGTGGAACCGCTCAAGTTTCTTTTTTCTTCTAAGTAAAGACTAGCCAGCGGTTGCAACACTTAATCATACGAATGATTAATTTTTTTTAATAGTATTAAATTGTCGTTAAGTTTACATGATTAATCCTCTTTAGCTTCAATCCGATTGACTACAAGCAATATTGCCTGAGCCAGATCAAACTCACTTGTCTGAGCAGAAGAATTCCTAAAAGTTTTATTATTTAATAAATCTTTAACTCCTTCCAAGCCGTCTGGCCGACCTTCAAGCATTCTTAACTGAGTTTGAATTTCCCGAAAAGCGTTGTCGAATAATACTAATTCTCTTTCGGAATGAGTTAGATCTATAACTGTTTGAAATACTGACATAATATATCCTTAAACGTGAGCGGCGAGTTTAATTAAAATTGGAGACAGCAGAGCCGCCCAAGTAAAAAAAACTATAAAAGTTAAAAAAATAATAAACTTCATTAAAACTCCTGAAAAGCCCCCCGAAGGGGGCGTTATAATTTTAACTGCGTAGGGCAGCGATTGCGGCAGCAGCTTCCTTAGCCGTAGGCTTCTTAGGTTTAGCCTGAGCCTCACGCTCTGCAAGCAAAGCTTGAACCTCTTTGCGAAGCTGCTCAAGTTCCAACTGCTCCGCAGTTTTCTTGGAAGCCTTTGGCTTTGCTTGAGCTTTTGGCTTGGGTGAAGCCTTCGGCTTATCGTCGCCAGTTTTAACTAAGACAGCGATTTCCTTCGGAAGTTCGCCGGTAGTGATAAACTTCTGAGCATCGCCGTGGCTCATACGCTTATCCTGATCGCCGTAGTATTTCGCACAGGCTGCTGACGTTCGGGCCTTAAGAATCTTAAACGCAGGGTTTAACTTACCCGCTTTCTTCTCACTGACCTTGCGAGTCTTCGCCAGACCTTGGGTGAGTTTATACACTGCGAATTCAAACTGCTTGAACGTAGCGGGACGATTTGCGTCGATGTTTGCGAAATTTTGCATAATAGATCTCCTGATCTTATCTTTTTGAAGAACAAAGCTGGCCTCGCCGCCAGCCCTTTCAACGCTGCCAGAAGCCGAAACCGATTGCAACCACTTTTGGTGCGTTACCCTGCGCATTATGCACACCGTAATCGCGTTTTAAAAGCAGAACGGCCCAAATCGGCCTTGATTTTCGGGAGGTTTTGGAGATCTGGGGAGTTTACTGAGGAGTATCCTTAGGGATACTAGGGATGAACTGGCTGGAGGTTTGGTTGTCGGCAGGTAAAACTACGCAACGCGTTGAAAAACTTAGGAGTTCTTTGGAGTTTAATATTACTTTAACGTCACTTCACAGCACTCTGGAGGCTGTCAACCATAAACTATGGAGATACTCTGGAGTATTCTTTAGTAATTCTTTAACGCGGAGGTAGACTTAAGAGTATTCTGGAGTTCTTTAGAGTATTACTCAGGGGCGGGCAGGTGCCCATACCCCCACCCGTATATATATACACAATCTCAAACATTTTACAGAACTTTAGAGTGTCAACTAGACTCTGGAGATCTTGGGGCGGGAACACTGAAGTGCTTAAAAGTGATTATGCAGGGCTTTAAAGTTATACTTGTATATCTATATGCAGCCCCGGTGGGCTTAATAATAGTATAGGGTCAGGATGAGCATTTGTCAAGTCTTTTAAAAAAAATAAAAAAAGACTTGACAGATGCTATACCTAGCCCTATACTACTTGTATGGATAATAAAAAAGAACTAACAGAAAAACAGAAAAGTTTTCTAGGCCATCTTGTAGAAGTAGGAGGTGATCCAAAGAAAGCAGCCGAACTTGCAGGTTATTCTGGGAATCATTGGCAGGTTACCAAATCACTTAAGAATGAAATAATAGACCTAGCGTCAAATATCCTAGCGCAATCTGCTCCTCAAGCTGCAATAAAACTAACTGAGGTGATGAACTCTGACCAACCAGTTCCTCAAGCCAATATCCGACTTCAAGCAGCACAAACAATATTAGATCGGATTGGACTAGGTAAATCTGATAGGTTAGATGTTAGTCACACTGTACAAGGTGGTGTTTTTATATTACCTGCAAAAGAAGAGGTGATAATTGAGCATACCGAAGCGTAGTAGTTCTATTCCATTTGGATATGTTGAATCTGAAGCAGACTCTAAAATACTTGAGGAAGTTCCAGAACAACTATCCGCTTTGGAAGAAATAGCTTCTTTAGTCAAAGAAAGAACCTTAAGTTTACGCGAAGGGGCTGCTTGGCTAGAATATAAAACTGGACGTAAGCTCAGTCATCAAGGATTAAACAAGATTATACATGAAAGATTGGGAAGTTAATCCAGATGACTACTTAAAAGATAAAGAAGGCAACTTTGTCTTAAAAGTAGATGGTACTCCAAAGAAACGTGGAGGACGTAAGAAAGGCAGTAAGTCTAGAGGCTATAACTACAGCAGAGCTACACAAGCTCGTATGAAAGCTAATAAAGCAGTAAGAGAAAAAGAAAAACTTATTGCTAAGGCTGAAGCAAAGTTAAAGAGTCAAAAGAATACATTAAGGGCTTCACGATCCACTTTAGCTAAATTAGATAATAAAGAAATATCTAAAGAAGGTAAGGTACTTACAGAAGATAACATAGCATATCTTCCTAAGAAAGTAAAAGAAGAAGCTTTTGAAAATATTATCTTTAAACCTAATGATGGGCCGCAGACAGACTTCCTAGCGGCTCCAGAGACGGACGTATTGTATGGTGGCGCAGCAGGGGGTGGTAAGTCCTATGCTATGCTCGTAGATCCCCTCAGATTCGCTCATAGGGCTGCTCACAGGGCGTTAGTATTAAGACGCTCCATGCCTGAACTGAGGGAGCTTATAGATAAGTCTAGGGAGTTATACCCTAAGGCTTTTCCGGGATGTAAGTTCAGAGAAGTTGAAAAGATCTGGACATTCCCTAGTGGTGCTAAACTAGAGTTTGGCTTCCTTGAAAGAGATGCGGATGTGTACCGCTATCAGGGACAAGCTTATAGTTGGATTGGTTTTGATGAGATTACTCACCTATCAACAGAGTTTTCTTGGAACTACCTAGCATCAAGACTGCGTACTACAGACCCTGAGATTACGCCGTACATGCGTTGTACAGCTAACCCCGGCGGTGCTGGTGCAACATGGGTAAAGAAGCGTTATGTGAACCCATCAGAGCCTAATGAGAGCTTTACAGGCCATGATGGTTTGACACGACGTTTCATACCAGCCCGTTTAGAAGACAACCCATACCTGTCTACAGATGGTAGGTATGAGCAAATGCTTAAAGCTCTACCAGCGGTACAGCGTAAGCAGCTTCTAGAAGGCAACTGGGATGTTACAGAAGGCGCTGCCTTCACAGAGTTTGATGTAATGGAGCATGTTATAACACCTTTTGAAATCCCAGTAGGTTGGGAAAGGGTAAAAGGAATTGACTATGGCTACGCTTCTGAAAGTGCTTGTGTTTGGGGTACTGTTGATCCATCTGATGGCACACTGATTATATACAGAGAGTTATATCGTAAAGGACTAACAGGTGTTGATTTAGCTCAGATGATTACTAATATGGAGCTAACAGACCCCTACTCTGTGCCGGGAGTACTTGATACAGCGGCATGGAACAGAACAGGTACTACAGGCCCTACAGTTGGAGAGACACTTCAACGAGCAGGGCATAAGCTGCGTAGAGCAGATAAAAATAGAATACAAGGTAAGATACAAATCCACGAATACTTGAGAGTGCAACCAAGTGGCAGACCTAAGATACAGATATTTAATAGCTGTCCTAACTTGATACGTGAACTCCAAAGTCTTCCTCTGGATAAATCTAACCCAGAAGATGTTAATACAAATGCACCTGACCACGCTTATGACGCGCTACGCTACTTAATTATGTCAAGACCTAAAGTCAATGACATTTTTAGTCAGTTTAGAAACATGAGAATGGAACAGGCATATACACCCGTTGATTCGGAGTTTGGATACTAAAATGAAAAGAACTAAGTATAGTAATGGCGGATTGCACACTTCTTACTCAAAAGGTATTTTTTCAATAGAAGGTGATGTGTCTGGTAATCAAAGCCAAAGAACTTCAACAGGAACTGCTAGTGTAAATACTAAAGGTTTAAAAGCTTCTGTAAGTAGAGGAGTTGATAGTTCTAGTGGTAAAAGTACTAACTATAGTTTACAAAAACAATTACCTAATAAATCTTCTGTAGCTGTTCAAAAAGATAAATACAATACTAGTGCTTCTTATCATAAACAAACTAAAGGTGGAACAAACTTACACTTTGGTTTAAATAAAAATGCTCAAGGTGTTTTCGGTGTAAGCATGGGCTTTTCTAAACCTTTATAAACGGTATATTTATGGCAGAAAATACTTTAACAGCGAACGGGATTTACTTCGGAGACGTTGAAGGCGAAGATGGCCTTGAGCTAACCCTAGAAGAAAATCTACGCAACAACCTAGTAGGTCTTATTACTGACCGCTATGTTTCTGCTAAGTCCTCACGCGATTTAGATGAGCAGCGTTGGCTTACAGCGTATCACAACTATCGTGGTCTATACGGTAAGAATGTACGCTTTAGAGAGTCTGAGAAGTCCCGTATCTTTGTTAAGGTTACTAAGACTAAAGTACTTGCAGCCTTTGGACAACTTGTAGATGTTGTGTTTGGCGCTAATAAGTTTCCTATTGGTATTAGTGAAACTAAAATGCCAGAAGGTATTTCTCAGTATGCACACGTAGCTTCACCGGGAATTGAAACTTCTCAAGGACAATCTCTTGAAGAAACTATAGATAGTCCTTTTGACGTAGGTTATGAAGGAGATGGTCGGGTGTTAAAGCCCGGAGCTACTTTTGCTACAGGTAAGTTTGAAGATATTAAACTTGACAAACTTGCTGAAGAAAAAGAAATGCTTGTTGAAGGCCCTTCACCAGACCCACAAGTACTTGAAATAAGTCCTGCACAGAAAGCTGCACGACGCATGGAAAAACTTATACACGATCAGATAGAGGAGTCTAACGGCGCTAGTGAGATTAGGAACGCATTATTTGAATCAGCTTTATTCGGCACCGGAATCGTTAAAGGGCCGTTCAATTTTAACAAGACCCTCCACCGATGGGATGAAGGAGAGGACGGTGATAGAGTTTACTCTCCTGTTGATGTTAGGGTGCCTCGCTTGGAGTTTGTCAGCATCTGGGACTTTTTCCCAGACCCCAACGCAACAAATGTTGACGAATCAGAGTATGTATTCCACCGTCATAGAATGAACCGTACACAGCTTCGTAGTCTTGGTAAGATGCCTTACTTTGACAAAGAAGCTATTCGTACATGCCTCCAGATGGGGCCTAACTACGTAGAAGAAGATTACGAGCACGAGTTAAAAGATGACAATCGTAATGATGAGTATGGTGCGTCTCAGTATGAAGTACTAGAGTACTGGGGTGTTATGGATGCAGAGTACTGCCGTCAGGTAGGTATGGAGATTCCTGATGAAGTAGATGACCTAGATGAAGTACAGATCAACGCTTGGGTCTGTAATGGTCAAATGCTTCGCAGTGTTGTAAATCCTTTTACACCTTTCCGTATCCCCTACCATGCGTTCAGCTACGAAAAGAATCCCTACAGCTTCTTTGGTATTGGTGTAGCAGAAAACATGGATGATAGCCAGAAAATTATGAATGGTCATGCACGTATGGCTATTGATAATCTGGCTCTATCAGGCTCTGTAATCTTTGATGTAGATGAGACTGCCCTTGTAGGTGGTCAAAGCATGGAGATTTATCCGGGTAAAGTATTTAGGCGACAAGCTGGTGTACCCGGAACAGCTATTAATGGCTTAAAGTTTCCTAATACTACTATAGAAAATATGCAAATGTTCGACAAGTTCCGACAGCTTGCAGATGAACAAACAGGTATTCCTTCTTATAGTCATGGTCAAACAGGCGTACAAAGTATGACACGTACCGCATCAGGCATGTCTATGTTGCTTGGTGCAGCCTCATTAAACATTAAGACTGTAATTAAGAATCTTGATGACTTCCTGTTAAAGCCTATGGGTGAAGCATACTTCCAATGGAACATGCAGTTTTCAGACTATAAGCTTGGTATTGACGGTGATTTAGAAGTTAAAGCTACAGGTACAAACAGCTTGATGCAGAAGGAAGTACGCTCTCAAAGGCTTACAATGTTCCTTCAGACCGCAGCTAATCCTGCCGTAGCTCCGTTTATTAAGATGAACAAACTTATTAGCGAACTGGCGTACAGCTTAGATCTAGACCCAGATGAACTGATGAATGACCCTGAAGAAGCTGCAATGATGGCTCAGATTATAGGAATGCAAAATAATGTTGGACAAAGCCCTAGCCCGGAAGCTGGCCCCGATGGTCAAGGACAAGCACCAATGGGAGGCCCTGAAGGAGTACCTCAACAGCCTCAAGACCTTGGAGCTACAGGTACTGGTGGCGGCAACATCGGAACTGGAATTGTTCCGCAGTCAGGGGAAGCTGAGTTCTCTGGCTAGGTTAGAAACTTTACCTGAGCAAGTAGACGAAGCACTTAATAGGAAAGATTATGAGTAAGAGCATGTTAAATCCTCCAGAGCGTAAGCAATATGTAGTCGGTGCTTTAGTTAAAGCCGCAGGTAAGGCTGTTAAGCCAAAAAGAAAATATAGAACCCGTGAGCAAATAGCTGCGGATAAACTAGAGCATGATCGAAGACATGGTATTTCTAGATATAAAGGAGATATGTTTGAATCTTTAGAAAGAGAATATTTAACAAAAAAAGAAATACCTGACGGTACTAATTCTTTTAAACAGGCTTGGCGTCGTGCTTGGGAAAATAAAAAAGATACTTTTAAACATAAAGGTGATGAATACAGTACGGATTTAAATATGGGAAATACTCAAAAAACTTTATTAGTTTCTCCAGAACGTGAACAATATTTTGCAGGTGCTATAGCTAAACTTATAAAAGCCGGAGTCAAAAAAGGCACACAAGCTTATAAAAAGTTAGACAGGCAAACTAAAGAAGCTTTAGATAAAGCTCAGGGAATCACAAAAGATACTCCCGGAGCTACTGCAAAAAATAGAGGTGCAGTTATTGGTAAAGACCGAACAGCAGCTTTTGAAAAAAGTGCTCAGAATGCAGGTAGAATAGAAGGTGCTGTGGGTACTTTAGGTTTAACGGGATTAGCTGAAGGTGTAAGTTCTTTATTTGATAATGATGAAGATTCAAAAGTTTCTTACTCTATTAAAGATTTACCAATGGAAGGTGCTATTGTAACAAAAGAAACAAAATCAGGCACAACAACTTATAACAACTCTGCATTTAAACGTGCCGCACAAAAAGCTGCTAAAGCTGGAGAATCTAATTTTTCTTTTGATGGCGATAGTTATAATGTAATGGGTTCTTTAGAAGCTTTAGATAGGTTTAAAATGCAAGATGGTGGTGAAGTATACGATCAAGAATTATCCTATGTACCGCCTTCATCGGCTTATGAGCAACGTCAGCAAGCTGAAAGAGACTTTCAAGAACGCCTTCGTAAGAATGAAGAACAAGCTCAAATGCGTCAACTTATCCGTGAAAATAAAGGAATGACAGTTGAACAAGCTTATGCAGAAGTAAGACGTAAAGATGATGAAGCTCGTAAAAAATACGACGAAGATGAAAATCGCTTAGGTAGAGCAGAAGGCGGCTTACCAGATCTTACAGGCGATGGCAAGATTACTCAGGCAGATGTCTTGAAAGGACGTGGAGTATTTAACGAAGGTGGCTCTATGATGATGCCCCCTGAAGGTATGCCAGTAGATACCTATCCTAACATACCAGAAGATGAAATGGATGAAGCACTGGCTTCACAGCTTCCAGACGATGAAATGGAAGAAGATTATATTAGTTACGTCATGGATGAATCCCTTGACGATGATGAACAAGATTACCTAGCAGGTGTATTACAAAATGATCCAAGACTATCAGATATCTTGGACAAAGTAATCACAGTTGCTAGTGAGTTTTCGGGTGCTGGCGAAGTAGACGGCCCCGGAACTGGTGTATCAGATTCTATCCCCGCTCGCTTGAGTGACGGAGAGTTTGTATTTACCAGAAAAGCAACCGACCAGATTGGTGCGGATCAGCTTCAAACAATTATGGATGATGCTGAACGTGCTTATGATGGCGGTTATCAAATGAAGGCTATTGGCGGTTATATGCAAGAAGACCCTGAAGAGCAAGATTTACCCCTCAGCAAAACCGATGAGGAAATCAGAAAGCTTATGATGGGTGCAAATAAGATGCCTAGTCTTCGATAATTTTTACGGCTACCTTGGTAAGACAAGCCCCATAAACTCGACGGAGTTAATATGGCTACCTTGCAAGACACAAGCCCCGTGAAGGAGATTGAGAATGTCAGAAGTACAAGAAGAAGTTAGTAATCCATACAATGCTCGTAAGCCTTGGCACGAAGCTGATAAGCCCAGTGGAGGCAGTGCAGATGGATTATTTTTTGAGCCGTCTCAGGCTACCCTTGAAGAAGAGGCCCCTGAAGAAGAAGCTCAACCCCGAAAGAGGACTAACTATAAGAAACGATACGATGATCTAAAGAAACATTATGATCAGAAACTTGGAGAGTTTAAACAAAAGGAACAAGAACTCCTTGCGATGGCTCAACAAGCACAACCCCGCTATGAACCGCCTAAGTCTGAAGAAGAGTTAGAAAGTTTTAAAGAGGAGTATCCTGATCTGTATAACACTGTTGAATCTGTAGCACATATGCAGAGTCAACGGCAGGTAGCAGACCTTGAAGCGCAACTACAGGCTATGCGGCAACGTGAGTCTGAAGTGTTACGTAGAGAGGCTGAAACCACTTTGCAACAGCGACATCCAGACTTTGAGGACATCAGAGGGGATGAGCAGTTTCATGCGTGGGCTAAGGAGCAACCTGAGCAGATTCAAGATTGGGTTTATAATAACCCTGATAATGTTGCTTTAGCTTCAAAAGCTATTGATCTTTACAAATTGGAAACTGGTGTTACTCAAAAACAACAGCCCAGAAAGAAACCTCAAGGTTCGGCAGCAGATATGGTATCAACTAAAACAACTAACGTAGATGCTGGTCAACCTAAGATCTGGACTGAACGGGAAATCGCTGCTATGTCCCTAGATCAGTTTGATAAATATGAAGAAGATATTAAGCAAGCAATGATGGAGGGTCGCGTAGTAGCATAATTAATTGTGTTATTAGGAGAATATTAACATGGCTTATAATGTAAGTGACCAATTCTTTGAACCGTCTACAGATACCAATGCTAACTTTGGTAACTCTGTAGCGGGACAAACCAACTCGTTCTTCCTGCCTAAAGTTTACTCTAAGCAGGTACTGAACTTTTTCCGTAAGGCTTCTGTGATTGAAGGTATTACGAACACTGACTATGCTGGTGAAATCGCAGCATTCGGTGATAGTGTACGAATCATCAAAGAGCCTGAAATTACTGTTTATCAGTATGAGCGTGGTCAAGATGTGACCGCTACTAAGTTGACTGACCAAGAAGTAACTCTGGTTGTTGACACGGCTAACGCATTTAAGTTTATCGTAGATGACATTGAAACTAACATGTCTCACGTTAACTTCCGTGACGTTGCTACGTCTTCAGCAGCTTACTCTTTGCGTGATGCTTTTGACCAAGGTGTACTGGCTTCTATGTTTGCTGGTGTGTCTGCTTCTAGCCCTGACCATATCCTTGGTACAGACGCTACTGCTGACCTTGCTGCTGGAACCTTTGACGGTACTGGTAACCTAGACCTTGGTTTTGCTTCAGGTGAGCACGATCCTCTGGATATCATGGCACGTATGGCACGTTTGCTAGACGAGCAGAACATTCCAGAAGAAGGACGATGGTTCGTAGCTTCACCACAGTTCTACGAAGTACTGTCTCAGTCTAGCTCTAAGCTGTTGAACGTAGACTTCAACGCTGGTCAAGGCTCCATCCGTAATGGTTTGGTAAGCTCTGGCAAGCTTCGTGGTTTTGATATGTACAAGTCAAACAACATTCCTTCAGTAACTAATGCTGCTGGTCAATGTCTGGCTGGTCACATGTCTTCTACGGCAACGGCTCAAACGATCACCAGCACTGAGGTCATCCGTGACCCAGAAAGCTTCGGTGACATTGTACGTGGTCTACACGTTTACGGTGCTAAGGTACTGCGACCAGAAGCTCTGGTTTCAGCCTTCTACGGTATCGACTAGACCTTTTAGGTGGGGGCTGCTTCGGTGGCCCCTTTCCTTTTTTACTGGAGATTATAATGCCCCAACTTGGATCTGATGCGAAGCCATTAATGATGAGACAAACTATTGCTGGTAAAGGCAGTAGAATCCGCAAAGGAACTAATTACGCACGTTACAAAGATAACTTTGATAAAATTTTTAATAAAGACTCTGACCCTGAATGCGCTACAGAGTTTGAAGGCGCTAGAGCAATTAGTAAAACTTTTTCAATGGAGCAAGACTAATGAGTTTAGGCAAAATGATTAAAAAATTAGCAGCTAGAGTAAATCAAAAACAAAACTACG